GATCGTGAACAATGCAAAGAAATACTGTGGGATCTCGGAGAGTACAGCCGAGAGATGCATATTATCCGCAGTAATCATAGCGATCGCCTTTATAGCACTTTACTCAAAACACCTGGCTTAATCAGTCTGCCTGAGTTGCAATACCCTAAGTTTATGGGGTTTGCGGAAATGGGCATGACCTATCACAAAACAGCTTATGAGTTTCATCCTGGCTGGGTTTTATGTCATGGCGATGAAGGCAACATGAGCCAGCATGCTGGAATTACAGCCTTAAATTTGGCTAAAAAATGGGGCAAATCTTGTATCGCTGGGCATTCGCACAGGCTGGGCATGAGTGCCTATTCAGAGGCCATAGGAAGCCATTACAGGCCTTTATATGGGGTTGAGGTAGGTAACCTAATGAATCGGCAGAAAGCCTCTTATTTGCGCTATTATGCCGCAAATTGGCAGATGGGGTTTGCTATACTAGAAGCCACAGGTAAAAGCCTTACACCTACCCTAATACCTGTGAACAAAGATGGCAGTTTCACAGCACTTGGCAAGGCCTACGGCTGATTTTGTTATCAGATCGTTATCAAATACTGGCCACAAATACCCGACAAAGTCAGATCTGAGTAGCACACTACAGCTGTGCCACAAAGTGTGGTGCAGAAAGTAGGGCTACAAATGGCTGAATTATGGTGGTTAGGTTTTATTATCGGTGGCAGTATTGGCTTGGCATTGTCCATGCTTTACAGCTGGCGAATTGATGTTCATTATCAAAATGGTTATTGGGCTGGCAGATCCAGTGGATGGAAATCTGCTAATGAGCATTATGAGAAAGTACGTAAGTTAAGAGCAGAAACAGTTTTCGATTATGACAAAAACTGAGCAATTATTTGCAGATGCAACAGATCTCATCCATGCAAGGGGCGCACATTACGGCCATCCGCACAGTCAGCACAGCCGTATTGCGGAGTTATGGTCGGCCTATTTGCATTTTCCAATTACGTCAAACCAAGTGGCTATGTGTATGGCACTGGTCAAGATCAGTCGATCAGTCGAAAGTCCAGAGCTTGACGATAATTACAAAGACGCAGTTGCGTATATCGCTATATCAAAAACCTGCCATGAAGCCATGCAGGACAACGCTTTAGATTGGCAGGATTAATGTTTAATTTACAAGATTATGAAACAGTTGATGAACGTTTGCACAAATGGTGGAAGGAATACCCAGATGGAAGAGTGGAAACAGAGCTTATCGAGGCCACAAACACTCGATACATTGTTAGTGCTAAATTATATAAAACGGAAGCGGATGCGAAAGCGTGCGCTACTGGCTTGGCATCTGAAACGATTTCGGAAAAGGGTGTTAATAGCACTTCTGCATTGGAGAATTGCGAGACTTCAGCGATCGGTCGTGCGCTTGCAAATGTTGGTTTTGCAGCTAAAGGAAAACGTGCGAGCCGACAAGAAATGGCCAAAGTAGAAGCAGCAGACAAAAATGTTTATGAGCAAAAACTAGAAAAACGCAGGTATGGCAATCCAGGCAGCAGATCAGCAGCTGTCGAAGATGCATTACGCCAATCGTTTGAAGTTGAAAATAAGCAAGAAGATCCACAACTGTGGAATATAGAAAAAGCCGTAGATGCGATAGGCAAATCCACACCAGCCGAGCCACCAGCTTGTTGTAATGCTGGTCATATATTAAAACAAGGTGTGGCTAAAACAGGCAAGCCTTACTATGGCTATGTTTGTAAAGGATCAAATAAAGATCATGCTAAATGGGCAAAGATGACAGCTCAAGGACATTGGTATTTCGAAGGGGGTGAATAATGGGATACATAGCATTTATTGATGGCTCAGGTTGGACAGTTGAACTTGATGACAATGGTGCTCATTTGGTCAAATCCATAATTACATGCGATATGTGCGGAGATGACCGAGTGTTTAAGGATGGCACATGTTTTAGATGTCATGAATTGATTAAGCGTGAAGTTTAAGTGTAATGGCTGCAAACGCAACACAGATTACATTGAGATTGAATGGAAAAACAAACCTAAGGGATTTGCTATCTATCAATGCAAAGATTGTGGTTGCGTGGGCGTTAAGAATGAAGCTGAAATGGTATTAAATCGCCAATCCGATAATGCGGTTAGTCGATGTAATAGCTGTGGGGCTTGGCAGTTTGAAAATTTGCCTTGCCACACATGCTTGATATTGGAGAGTGAATGAAAATAGGTTCATTATGTACCGGTTATGGTGGTTTAGATTTAGCCGTAGAGTCTTACTTTGATGGTGAGATGGTGTGGTGTTCAGAAATAGACAAATATGCAAGTAAAGTAATTGATGCTAGATTTAACAAGCCGAATTTAGGCAATCTTAAAACTATTGATTGGCCTAAGGTTGAGCCAATAGATATTATTACAGCTGGTTATCCATGCCAGCCATTTAGTCATGCAGGACAAAGGAAAGGCACAGACGATGAGCGACACTTATGGCCATACATCATTAAAGCCATTGGCATATTACGACCAAAATACATCATCTTGGAAAACGTGCGAGGACATCTCAGCCTCGGATTCAAAGAAGTTCTCAGCGACCTTGCCAAAAATGGGTATGATGCTAAATGGCGTATTGTACGAGCAAGTGATGTTGGGGCACCACATCAAAGGGCAAGATTATTCATTGTTGCCTACCCCATTGGCTCAACCTGGTGGAAGTCAGAGAGCAGATTTTGCACCAAATTTGAGAACATTGATAGAAAATCGGCCAATGTTGCCTACACCGACAGCGAGGGATTACAAAGGACCAAGCACGAGGCAAATGACTTTACCGATGGCTTTACTGCCAACACCAACTGCCATGCATGTGAGAAATCACGACGAGCCAATAGAGAAATATCAACAAAGAATACAGGATTACAACGAGGGCAAGACTTTGGGCAAGCTAGGTGCAAGTACAGGTGTATCTGTAAGGTTAGTGGCGACACCGACGACCAATATCAGCCACACAACAGGCAAATGCAGGAATTGGGGGGCAGATTTATTCCACGACGTGAAATGCACTTGCAAGCAATACCGGATGCATTGGATCAAGGTAAATTAAACGCTAAATTTGTGGAATACATGATGGGATTGCCAATAGGTTGGGTTACAGATTTAGGTTTATCTCGATCTCAACAATTAAAAATGCTTGGTAATGGTGTGGTGCCACAACAAGCATACTACGCATTGGAATTGTTATGTGATGTAAATCACTGTCCACATAGTGAGATGATCTGAAAGGTTATATACAAATGATTTCCATGCGTATGGTAGGCTCTAGCTTTAGCATTTGGCCTAAAGCCAAAAATGCGAGCCGCCGAAGCGGTAAGCTCGCAAGGTGCTGGCGATTTGGGATCGCTCTATGTTTAGCAACATTTTGGCATTTAGATATAGCACAATCTCAAGAAAACAAAACAAATCATTATCGTCAATGGGCCTTTATTCAATTAAATGACTTAGATCAGTTTGACTGTTTAGATCAGCTGTGGTTTAGAGAAAGTCGGTGGAATCCTAAAGCTCGTAACGGATCACACATAGGAATACCACAAGGTAGATCTAAGTATCTATTAAAGGTTGATGGGTTTAAGCAGGTAGAATGGGGTTTACGTTATATTGAGAATAGATATATAACACCATGTTTAGCGTTAGTACATCATAATGCAAAGGGTTGGTATTGAGTAACAGAGAGTTAAGCAGCAATAAATGGAAGAAGCTGCGTATCCAGGTATTAGATCGTGATGGTTGGGTATGTGCTACGTGTGGTGGTGTTGCAAACACAGCAGATCACATCTATCCACGTGTTAAAGGTGGCGATACTTGGGCATTAGATAACTTGCAAGCATTATGTAAGTCATGTAACAGCTCAAAAGGTGGCCGTTTTTTTAATAGCAAGGCGACCCCCCCTGTTTTTTTTGACCGGCCTCTCCCCGAAACAGTCCAGATCGTTCCAGATTCACCATTTGACAAACCAGAAGGGCTACAAAACAATGGAAACTAATGCTGAAGTAATACCAATTAAACGAGGGGCGGAGCTGCAAGGCCGTAGTATGGCCAGAATCCACACTCCTTTGTTAAATTGTGATAATAAAGCACAAGACGTAATTGATTTAGCAAACAAATTAAATTTACCTTTATTGCCTTGGCAAATTTGGGTATTAAAAGATTTGTTGAGCGTAGATGAAAACGGCAAATATATCAAAAAGTCTGGACTCTGCTTAGTAGCTAGGCAGAACGGGAAAACTCACCTAGCACGCATGCTTATATTGGCGCATTTATTTTTATGGGGTAGTAAAAACGTCTTAGGCATGTCTTCTAATCGAAATATGGCCCTAGACACGTTTAGGCAAGTTGCCTGGACTATTGAGGATAACCAATTCTTAAAAGATCAGGTCAGGCAGATTCGGTTGGCCAATGGTCAAGAATCTATAACCTTACTTAATGGCGCACGTTATGAAATTGCAGCAGCCACTAGAGATGCACCACGTGGAAAAACTGCTGACTTTT